ATCTTCTAAACACAAAGTCATCATCATCGATGAGGCAGATAACACAGGCAACGACGTACAACTCCTACTACGGGCAAATATTGAGGCATTTTATAACAACTGCCGATTCATCTTCACCTGCAACTACAAGAACAAAATCATTGAACCCCTCCACTCCCGTTGTGCCGTCATTGACTTCACAATCAAGGGGAAGCAGAAAGCACAACTCGCAGGAGCATTCTTCAAGCGTCTTCAAACGATCTTGGATGCAGAAAAGGTTGAGTACGATCAAAAGGTTCTTGCAGAACTTGTATCCAAGCACTTCCCAGATTTTCGTAGGGTCCTCAACGAATGCCAGCGTTATTCTACGAGCGGACAAATCGACGCGGGCATTCTTGCATCTTTCTCAGACATCTCTGTAAATGATCTCCTTAAATATCTCAAAGAGAAGAACTTTACGGAAGTTCGTAAGTGGGTTGTTTCTAATCTGGATAATGACTCTTCTGTTATTCTTAGACGAGTTTATGATGCCCTTTATGATTCTCTCGTGCCTGCTTCTATTCCTGCTGCTGTTCTTATTATTGCGAAATACCAATATCAGATTGCCTTTGTAGCAGACCAAGAAATTAATCTTCTTGCTGCTCTTACTGAACTTATGTGTGAGGTTGAGTTTAAATGAGTTCCCTTAAACCATTAAAAACTTGTTTGAGGTATCCTGGTGGCAAAAGTAGAGCAGTCGTCAAGATGGATCCTTATTTTCCAGACCTTCGAAACTATGATGAGTTTCGTGAACCGTTTATTGGTGGTGGTTCTGTAGCAATTCATATTACTAAAAAATATCCAAATCTTAAGATTTGGGTGAATGACCTTTATTCTCCTCTTGTAATTTTCTGGCAACAACTCCAGATGTTTGGAACAGAACTCAAGGATCATCTCTTGCATTTTAAGAGTGCTTGTCCCGATCCTGATTCTGCACGAGGATTGTTTGACATCTCTAAAACTATCCTGAACGATCCTAATACTGGAGACTTTGAGCGTGCCGTAAGGTTTTATATTGTAAATAAATGTTCTTTTAGTGGTCTTACTGCGAGTTCTTCCTTCTCACCTCAGGCATCTAACTCCAACTTTAGTATTCGTGGAATTGAGAAACTTCCCGAATATTCTAAGTTGATTGAGAACTGGCGTATAACTAATTACTCGTATGATTACCTGATGGATGGAGACAAGAGTGCTTTTATGTATCTCGATCCTCCTTATGATATTAAGGATAATCTCTATGGGAATAAGGGATCAATGCACAAAGGATTTGATCACGATAAGTTTGCTGCTGATTGCGATTCTAACAATATGGATCAGTTGGTAAGTTATAATTCTGACCAACTGGTAAAGGATAGGTTTAAGAACTGGAACGCTGCTGAGTTTGATTTAACTTATACTATGCGTTCTGTGGGTGAATATATGCGTGACCAAAAACAACGCAAAGAACTTTTGCTTTTTAATTATGGAATTGAAGGACTGGTTAAATTCGATTAATTTTACAAAAGAAGATCTATCAGAAGATATTAAAGAATATGCGCCTTACATAATTAATCGATGTCTTTCTGGTCATATTGATTGTATTCTTTTCGCCAATGAAATGAATAGGTATAATTTCTTAGACAAAGATATGCAATATTCCTTTTATCTAAATAGTCTAAGGAAAAAGAAGAGATTTTCTCCCTGGCTCCGTAAAGATAAAGTCAAAGATTTAGAATGCGTTAAACAATACTATGGTTATAGTAATGAAAAAGCATCCCAAGCTTTGAAGATTCTAAATAAAGAACAACTTAATTTTATTAAACAACGACTTGAAATTGGAGGAAAAAAATGACTACTGCCCATCAAACAGTAGAACCTGAAGTTCATTGGTCTCCTGACCAAATGGTTGAGGTAATTCTTAATGAACCTGATGACTTTCTTAAAGTTCGCGAAACTTTGACTCGTATCGGAGTTGCATCTAGAAAAGAGAAAAAACTCTATCAATCTTGCCATATTCTTCATAAACAAGGAAGATATTATATTGTTCACTTTAAGGAATTGTTTGCCCTTGACGGTAAACATGCAAATCTTACTGTGAATGATGTGCAACGCCGCAATCGTATTACTAGATTGCTTGCTGATTGGGGACTTATTACAGTAGTAAACCAAGATAAGGTTTCTGATATTGCTCCATTAAATCAAATCAAAGTTCTTTCTTATAAGGATAAAGGTGATTGGATTTTGGAACAAAAATACAATATTGGAAAAAAGGGAAAGGGACAAGAAACCGAATAAATAAGTATGAGACCTTTTCGTGCGGTCTCTACGAAAGTCGGAACACCCTAAAGAGAAGTTCGGTTTTCACCGTTCTTCTCTTTTTTGTTTTGTGGTTAAATAGTATTGGATGCCTTCGGGGTCCACAAAATACAAACTCGCTTTTAAAGGAGCTACCATAATGACTAACCTTATGCGTTATACTGCTGCGGATCTTCCTACTCTCTTGGATAAGATTACTCGCAATAGTATTGGAATGGATGAGTATTTTGATCGTCTATTCAATCTTCACGAAACTACAACAAATTATCCACCTTATAATCTTATTCAGGTAAATAATGTAGAATCTCATTTAGAGATTGCTCTAGCAGGATTTAAAAAGGGGGAAGTATATGTTTTCACCGAGTATGGAAAACTTTTTGTCGAAGGACAAAAAGAAGATACTGAATCGGATAGGACGTTTGTCCACAAGGGTCTGGCTCAAAGAAGTTTCAAAAGGGCATGGACTCTCTCTGACGACACAGAAGTCCGAGAAGTCATCTTTGAGGACGGATTACTTACCATTCGATTAGGAAAGATTGTTCCAGAACATCATAGTCGTAAAGATTATCTCTAAATAAAAATAAAAAATGAAATCTTTCGACGAGTTCCGAAAAATTGCATATCAGAGGGCAGTTCCACACACTGTTTATTCTCAAGGAAAACAAAAACAAATTCCAAAAGGAAAAGCAGTTCCTGTAAGAAGTCGTTCAAGTGCTGGAGGAAATGGTGATGGTGGTGGAGGAGATGGTGGAGAATAAATATTAATTGAACTATCGTCGGCGCTGGGAGGTAACTGGTAAAATCCAGTTGACACCTCCCATTTTTCTTGCTAAAATATATTGAGGTATGAGAAAGAAATGACTGTAAAACTTGCAATCCTTAAGTCTGGAGAAAATATTATTTCAGACATAAAAGAAGGATTTTTTGAAGAAAAATTAGTTTGTTATCTATTGGAAAAACCTTGTTCAATAGTAATCAACGGAAGTTATAGAGTTGTTGGTGAAGAAGAAGATGAGGAAGAAACAAAAAATAGAGTAAGCATTTCTCTTAAAACTTGGCCCTCTCTTTCGGATCAGACTGTAGTTGAAATAGTTCCTGATTGGATAGTAACTCTAGTGGAACCAAACGAACAACTTAAAAAAATGTATGAAGAACAAGTATTAGGAACTGAACAAAATGAAATTAACGAAAATGTTGGTATTACTGAACGATCTGATTCTGATCAGTCAGATTGAGGAAGTTACCTCTGAACTAGGAGAACCTGATTGTAAGATTACAAATCCTTTTGTTGTGAAAAAGGATCAAACTCTGGAACCATTTCTTTGTGGATATTCAAAGCAAACTACATTTATGATGAGTTCTGATAAGATTTTAACTCTTACAGATCCAACACCAACACTTCTTGAAAAATACGAGGACCTTATTAAAGAATGACTCTACGCTTTTATACTAATGTTCAATTGATTGGAAACCAATTTTTGGTTCGTGGAGTTGAGAATGGTAAAAGATTTGAAAATAGAGATGAGTTTTTTCCAACTCTATTTGTGAAGAGTAAAAAGCAATCAAAATATAAAACATTAAGTGGTGAGACTGTAGAACCTATAAATCCTGGGACAGTCCGAGATTGTCGTGAGTTTTATAGTAAATACGAAAACGTAGATGGTTTTGAAATTTACGGAAATGAAAGATATATCTATCAATATATTTCCGAAAAATATCCAGAGGATGAGATTAAATTTGATATCAGCAAAATAAAACTTGTGACTTTGGATATTGAGGTTGCATCCGAATCTGGATTTCCTGATGTCGAGTCTTGTTCGGAAGAAATTCTAGCAATCACAATCCAGGATTATACTACTAAAAAAATTATCAGTTGGGGCGTCAAACCATTTAAGAATACTCGTAGCGATGTAACTTATTACCATTGTCCATCAGAATATGAACTCCTAAACAACTTTATTAATTATTGGATGGTCGATGTTCCTGATGTTGTTACTGGATGGAATATTCAAATGTACGATATCCCTTACATTTGCAAACGTCTGAATCGTGTTCTTGGTGAAAAACTAATGAAGCGTTTTTCTAACTGGGGACTTGTAACTGAAGGCGAAGTGTATATCAATGGACGTAAGCACACTACATTCGATGTGGGTGGTCTGACTCAACTTGATTACCTGGACCTTTATAAGAAGTTTACTTATAAAGCACAAGAGTCTTATCGTCTCGATTACATTGCAGAAGTGGAACTAGGTCAGAAAAAACTTGATCACTCTGAGTTTGATACCTTTAAGGATTTCTATGCTAAAGGGTGGCAAAAGTTCATTGAATACAACATTGTTGACGTAGAACTTGTTGACCGTCTGGAAGACAAGATGAAACTGATTGAACTTGCACTTACGATGGCCTATGACGCTAAAGTCAACTATGCGGATGTATTCTATCAAGTTCGAATGTGGGACAACATCATTTACAATTACCTTAAGAGGAGAAATATTGTAATTCCTTCAAAAAATAAATCTCAAAAAAATGAGAAGTATGCTGGTGCTTATGTAAAAGAACCAAAACCTGGAATGTATGATTGGGTTGTTAACTTTGACCTTAACAGTCTTTATCCACACTTGATTATGCAATTCAATGTAAGTCCAGAAACTCTTATGGAAGAAAGGCATCCAACTATTACTGTGGATAAAATTCTTAATCAAGAACTTACTTTTGAGATGTATAAGGATTATGCGGTATGTCCTAATGGTGCAATGTATCGTAAGGACATTCGTGGTTTTCTTCCAGAACTTATGGAGAAAATGTATACTGACCGTGTAATCTTCAAAAAGAAGATGATTGAAGCAAAAAAGCAATATGAAAAGACAAAGGACAAAGAACTTGTAAAAGAAATTGCCCGATGCAATAATATTCAAATGGCAAAGAAGATTTCTCTTAACTCTGCTTATGGTGCTATTGGTAATCAGTATTTTCGTTATTATAAATTAGAAAACGCTGAAGCAATTACTTTTTCGGGTCAAGTTGCTATTCGTTGGATTGAAAGTAAGATGAATTCATATCTGAATAAAATTCTTAAAACTGAGGATGTTGATTATGTTATTGCTTCTGATACTGACTCCATTTATCTTAATATGGGTCCTTTGGTTGAAACTGTATACAAGGGAAGAGAGAAAACTACTGAAAGCGTTGTTTCGTTCCTTGATAAGATCTGTAAGGTGGAACTTGAAAAGTATATTGAAAGTTGCTACCAAGAATTGGCTGACTATGTGAATGCCTATGACCAAAAGATGCAAATGAAGCGGGAGAATATTGCTGATCGTGGAATTTGGACTGCTAAGAAGCGTTATATTCTGAATGTTTGGGATAGTGAAGGTGTTCGCTATGAAGAACCCAAACTCAAGATGATGGGCATTGAGGCAGTCAAATCATCAACTCCTGCTCCTTGCCGTAAGATGATCAAAGATGCTCTCAAGTTAATGATGAGTGGAACTGAAGATGAGGTAATTGAGTTTATTGAGAATGCTCGCAAAGAGTTTAGGAATCTTCCACCAGAACAAATTTCATTTCCTCGTTCAGCATCTGATGTAAATAAATATAAATCTTCTTCGACGATTTATTCAAAAGGAACTCCCATTCACGTTCGAGGAGCACTTCTTTTTAATCACTATATTAAAGAAGCAAAACTAACGAGTAAATATTCTCTTATACAAAATGGAGAAAAGATTAAATTTGTTTATCTAAAAAAACCAAATCATATTCACGAAAATATCATTTCCTTCATCCAAGAATTTCCAAAAGAATTGAATCTTGACAAATACATAGACTATGAATTACAATTTGAGAAAGCATTTCTAGAACCACTCAAAATTATTCTTGATTCAATTGGGTGGAATGTAGAAAAGACTAGTAGTTTAGAATCATTTTTTGTATAGGAGTATTATGGATTTTTTGAAAGATATTGTAAAAGAAATTGGTGGAGAATACACCCAACTTGCTTCAGAGATTGATGAAACCGAAACTTTTGTGGACACAGGTTCGTACATTTTTAATGCACTGGTTTCAGGTAGCATTTTTGGTGGTGTATCTGGGAATAAGATTACTGCTATTGCTGGAGAGTCTTCTACTGGAAAGACTTTCTTCAGCCTCGCCGTGGTTAAGAATTTCCTCGATAATAATCCCGATGGTTATTGTCTCTACTTTGATACTGAGGCTGCTATCACCAAATCTCTTCTAGAGTCCAGAGGTTTAGATACTTCTCGTATTGTTGTGGTGAATGTTGTTACGGTAGAAGAGTTTCGTGGAAAGGCACTCAAGGCAGTTGACCTTTATATGAAAAAACCCGAAGGAGAAAGAAATCCTTGTATGTTTGTGCTAGACTCTTTGGGAATGCTTTCCACCAGCAAGGAGATTAATGATGCACTGAATGATAAGGAAGTTAGAGACATGACCAAATCTCAACTGATCAAAGGCGCATTCCGTATGCTTACCCTGAAGTTGGGGCAGGCAAACATTCCTATGATTGTCACTAATCATACTTACGATGTTATTGGTTCCTATGTTCCTATGAAAGAAATGGGTGGTGGTAGTGGTCTCAAGTATGCCGCTTCTACTATCATTTATCTCAGCAAGAAAAAGGAGAAGGATGGTACAGAAGTCATTGGAAACATTTGGATGGTAAGAAAATTTATGCAAAAGAGATTCTTAAAAATCCAGAACAATATTTTACTGATGAGGTAATGGAAAAACTTGATGTGATTGCTAAAGGTGAATTTTCTTATGGAGCTTAGTTCTCTTCCATTGTTCCCAATTCCATTACTTGTTTCAAACTTTCATGATAAAAATCATGATCTAAATCTTCAACTTGTAGAAGATATTTTAGGAGAAAAACAAAAAGATCCTGAAGGTGAAGATCACAGTAATCTGGGTGGATGGCATAGCAAGACCGATTTAGAAACTAAGTATAAAAGTTTCTCTGAATTATCTAAAATTATAACTGATTATGGAAATCAATATTGCAAATCACACGGATATAAAGACGGATTAATTTGCTCTGATCTTTGGGCAAATGTAAATAAATCTGGTGATATAAATTTTATGCATCATCACGGAACAACTGCTCTTGCTGGTGTATATTATCCAATTGAATCTATAGTTGAAAATGATTGGAGATTCAATTATACTCAAGATAATCCAATAAAAGCAGGAACTTGGAATAATAAGGATGGAGGAGCATTAGTTTTCCAAGATCCTTCATACGGAAAAAAGGTTCATTTAATTAAAGATAAGGCATCACCATACAATGTTGATTTTTATCACCTTTATCCAACAGCATCAGTTTTAGTTTTATTTCCAACATATCTTCTTCATATGGTTCTCCCATTTAAAGAAGACAAGACAAGAGTTAGTGTATCGTTTTCGTTTTCTTATGGAAAAAATTGAATTCTTAATTTTAAGAAACCTATTATATAATGAGGATTATACAAGAAAAGTATTGCCCTTTATTAAAGCAGATTACTTTCAAGATTCTAATCAAAGAATCATTTTTGAAGAGATGTATTCTTTTATTTCAGAATATAATAAACTTGCAACAAAAGAAATTCTTTGCATTGAATTAGAGAAAAGAAATGACCTAAATGAACAAACTTACAAAGAAACTCTTAATGTAATTTCTGCACTTGATGATGTTCCTGTTGAAACTAATTGGGTAATTGATACAACAGAAAAATGGTGTAGGGACAGAGCAATTTATCTTGCTCTTATGGAATCCATACATATTGCGGATGGAGATGATGATAAAAAGAATCGTGATTCAATTCCCTCAATTCTTTCTGATGCACTATCAGTAAGTTTTGATAATCACGTTGGACATGATTACTTACAAGATTATGAAGAACGTTATGAATCTTATAGAAGAAAGGAGGACAAAATTGAATTTGATCTTGAATACTTTAACAAAATTACCAAAGGCGGCCTCCCTAACAAAACTCTTAATATCGCTCTTGCTGGTACGGGCGTCGGGAAGTCTCTATTCATGTGCCATGTGGCTAGCTCCGTCTTGCTCCAAGGACGGAACGTATTGTACATTACGCTCGAAATGGCGGAAGAGAAAATTGCTGAACGAATTGATGCAAACCTCCTGAATGTAAATATTCAGGATATTGCAGAACTTCCCAAAAACATCTTTGAGACTAAAGTTAATAACCTTGCAAAGAAAACACAAGGATCTCTAATCATTAAAGAGTATCCAACTGCTTCAGCACATGCAGGTCATTTCAAGTCTCTTCTAAATGAACTCGCACTGAAGAAGTCATTTAAACCAGATATTATCTTTATTGATTACCTGAATATTTGTTCTTCATCAAGGTTTAAAGGTGGAAGTAATATCAACTCTTATACCTTGGTTAAGTCTATTGCAGAAGAACTCCGTGGTCTTGCTGTGGAGTTTAATGTTCCTATTATGAGTGCAACACAAACTACAAGAAGTGGTTTTGGATCCTCTGATGTGGAATTGACCGATACTTCAGAAAGTTTCGGTCTTCCTGCAACTGCTGACCTTATGTTTGCTCTTATTTCTACAGAGGAACTGGAAGGTCTTGGTCAAATCTTAGTTAAGCAACTTAAGAACCGATACAATGATCCAACAATGTATAGAAGGTTTGTGATTGGAATTGATAGAGCAAAAATGAGACTATATGACTGCGAACAATCCGCACAAAACGATATACTTGACTCTGGTAAAGAAGAAGAGTATAATTATGAAGATACAAAACCTAAAAAATCATTTGAAGGATTTAAATTCTGATGACTATTGATCTTAAAAAATATGTTGAGTTTGTTGATGCAACTACATCAAATCCCAGCAAACAATATAGTGAGTTTCTCAAACGTCTTCATACCCTTGAGGTTGAGGGATTTCCTACCGAGCGACTGCTTACTGCTGCTGTAGGAATGTCTGCAGAAGCAGGTGAGTTTACTGAAGTTGTGAAGAAAATGATCTTCCAAGGTAAACCAGTCAATGAAGAGAACCTGTTTCACCTCAAGCGTGAACTTGGGGATATTATGTGGTACGTTTCTCAAGCGTGTATTGGTCTGGATATTTCTATTGAAGAAGTGATTCAGATGAACTTTGAGAAACTGAGTGCTCGTTATCCTGAAGGTGCTTTTACTATTGAACGTTCTGAAAATCGTGTGGAGGGAGACCTGTGACTAAAGAAAAACAAGTAACAATTAAAATGGATGTAAGAACTTCACTTGAGGTTCTTCAAGTTCTTGATGGTGCTACTGCTGGATATAGTAAAGAGCATTCTCCAGAAAGGATTGTAAGACTTCGTGAAGTAATGAACCAACTTGATACAGAACTGGAAAAAGTAGTCGTGTGATCTAAATCTCCTTCGGGAGGTTTTTTTTTATAAATAACTAAAAACGTATTGATAAAAATGGATCCTAAAGAACTTAGAGGTTTGGTAGAAGCATATTCTGAAGTTCATGTTGCTCAAGAAGTTGATGAAGAAATGAAACCACTTCCTAAAGAGAAGATGGAGCGTCAAGCACAAAGAGCATACAAGAAAGAGCGTATTGCTATTGATCGCCGCGACGATCCCGAAGCAAATAGACAGATGCAAAGAAGAATTGCAATGCAAAGTCCAGTATCTCGTCGTAATGTTCTCCAAAATAAAAAGATGGCGGAAGAACTTGATATCTTTGATATTGTTCTTGAGTTTCTCCAAGTAGAGGGATTTGCAGAAACTCTGGAAGAAGCAGAGTGGATGATGGCGAATGTGATTGATGAGAAAGCAATTGCTATTGTTATTGGAGAAGCACAAGTTGCTAACAGAGACCCTGATAAGTACGAAAGAGAGCAGCAAAAGAAATCTGCTCCTGTTCGCGGAGAAAGAACTCCTATGCCCCCAAGAGGTGATAAGCGTAGAGAGGACTTTGAGAAGTGGTACGCTGCTAACGTCCGCTGATAAATAAGCACGGAAGGTTGCTCTAACCCCTTGACTTTTAGTTGAGTGGGTTTTATAATGTTTTGATTGGGGGATTAGCTCAGTTGGTAGTAGCGCATCCTTTGCAAGGATGAAGTCATCGGTTCGAGTCCGATATCTTCCATAAATAAA